TAGGAATGAAAGTAGCGGAGATCAGACAAAAAGAACAGATGTGGCCAACACCGAGAGCAAATCAAGTAACTCCGAACATAACGGAAAAGAATCGAGAGAAACTAGCGAACAGGAACAAATCGAATCTAGAAGAAGTGGTAGCTGGTCATTGCGGGAAGCAAACTGGATCATTGAACCCGACGTGGGTCGAGTGGCTCATGGGGTACCCGGCAGAGTACACAGACTTAAAGCATTGGGAAACTCTATCGTCCCCAAGATCGCGGAAGAAATCGGCAAAGCAATCGTAGAAGCTGATGATATAGAATATCAAAGTGGTGGTGCGTACAAGGCTATGTTAAAACTATTTAGAGATAATTTAAAATGAAAGGACACTCTAATTTATTAACAAATAAAAAGAATTTAAAGATGGAATATATTAGAACTCCTATTGAAATATGGAAACAGCTATCTAAAGAATTTAATTTTACTGTAGATGCATGTGCATCTGATAAGAATCATTTACTTCCTAAATATTGGACAAAAGAAATGGATGCTCTTAAACAGGATTGGAATAACGAAATTATTTATTGTCACCCCATGTATGACATACACATTCCTAAATTTGTAAAGAAAGCTTTTAATAGTAAATGTATAACAGTTTTTCTTTTACCTGCTTCTACTAATAGTTTATACTTTCACGAATTTTTATGGGATAATAAAAAACATTGTCCTAAAAAAAATGTAGAAGTAAGATTTTTAAAGAAAGCTAAGGATCAGCAACATGGTTATAAGATGGCTACAGATGAAGGAATTTTACCTAATCGTGGTTATCTTAGACCTTTAATGATAGTGGTGGTTAATAATGAAATGGAATAAAAAATTTGAATATCCTAAAAGTCAGAGATCCATTATTCATGGTCATAGACACTATGATATTGAGTCTGAAAAGCTTCCAAGCGTAACGTCCATTTTGGGTCAAACTCAGAGTGAAGAGAAACGTAAGAAGTTAGCCGAGTGGAGAGAACGAGAAGGCAAGCAACAAGCACAACGGATCTTGGACCAGGCAGGAGCTAGGGGTACAGCTATGCATAAGGTTCTAGAAGGGCATTTATTGGGTCAGAACCATGCCGATTTTACGGAGTTAGGCGAACAAGCTATGATGATGGCTCAACAGATCATAGACAACGGTATAAAGGGCTCTTTGGACGAAATATGGGGATCTGAGGTTACTTTATGGTATCCTGAATTATATGCAGGAGCTACAGATGTTTGTGGAATTTATGAAGGACGCGAAAGTATAATTGATTTCAAACAATCAAACAAGCCGAAAAGAAGAGAGTGGATAGAAGACTACTTCACCCAATTAGCTGCTTATGCCATGGCACATAACTACATATATCAAACTAAGATACAATCTGGAGTGATTCTAATGTGCACTAAAGATGGGTATTTCCAAAAGTTTGTAGTTCAAGATGAGGAATTTAGGCAATATAAGTACAAATGGTTGGCAAGAGTTGGGCAATACTATGAACAGCTACCCAAAAAGTAGCGTATAGAGTTTTTCTCTAGGAATAAAAAAATATTTTTTTATTCTTACACCCCCGTTACAATGCTATAAACGTTACAATCGTCTATTATTGTTATTTTAAGCCACTTATTTAAGCAATGATTGTAACAAAGTCATGTTACAGGTGTTACAATCTTTATTTTACGCCATTTTTTAATGTTACAAAAAATTCCGGACGCGCGCATAAGAAATGAATTTGACAAAAAAGGTGTCTAGGAAAAAGTTCTATAGGGTGTATAAATAGTTATGCCCAAGAGACGTAAAAAATCAAAATATAAGTGTGCCGTAATTAATAAGAAGAGATATTACTTCTACTCCATAAAGTGGCTCGACATCACCGGCGATGCAGCCCACGCTACAGTCGAGGAGTTCGATAGGTTCATGCCCTGTACTATGATTACTCAAGCCTACGTATATAAGAAAGATAAAAAGCATCTTTGGACCTTTAGTTCTTATGATCAGAACGAGGAGGTTTTTTCTGATCGGAATGTTTTTCCTTTGGGAGTGATTTTGAAGATGGAGAAGGTTCGTCTGTAACTTCCACATCAATCACTTGACTTAAATCAACAGCTTGACCATTAATAATCGGCTTATAGTTTTTAAGTGCCTCTACCAATTCAGCATCATTTTCTTCTCTAGATTGCGTAACATTTTTGTGTAAATGTATGTGTTGATTATTGTAAAATCCTGCAGCTTTTCCACGTGCAACTTCAGCGTTCACAGCTGCTGACCAAGCTTTATTCTCTCTAGACTCATCCCTTGTTTTACCTAACTCTGTAATATGACTCTCGTAAGTTACATCATACTTTTTTAAAATTTCAGATCTACGTTCACCTATGTATTGAACTACTAATGGATAGAACTTAGGGTTCTGTAATTCGTAAGCTCTTTGGTAAGCTGACTTGGGGTCATATCCCGCCTCTATAGCACATTCAGTAGCTGTCTTTCTACCTTCATTCGCTACCAATATGTTAGCGAATTTAATCTGCATTTCTGTTAATTTTTTGGGTAAGCCCATAATGGTTGCATTATATTTGTTATAGGATATATTTCAACCCGAAATGCAAGGAAAGCTATTAAGACAGGTATTAGATAAATTTATGAAATCACCCGTAGCTCAAGACGCTAGAGTCCAAGTTGTGCTTCCAAATGGTGAATTTTATGATGTTAGAGGTATACAGCTATTAGAAAATAAACTTTTAGGAGTAAGAGAAACACATAGAATTGCTATTACTATTGAACCAACTAAGTGGCATATGGGTAAAGTTATTAAAAAATTGTAGGGTGTTCTTCACTCTGAATTTCACTTTGAAAACATGAGAAAAAGAGAGACTAAATTATGGTTAAAATTGAAGTCTCAAAAGTGTAAAATTATATGGACACGTATAGAAAATAGTGCAGCTCATGGTACTCCAGATGTGTTGGGATATAATCAAAATCATATTTTTTTTACAGTAGAACTTAAAGTGAAATGGAGTGAAAAAATTAGCTTCTCTCCACATCAAATTGCCTTTCATTTTACTCATCCAAAAAGAACTTTTATCCTGGTTGAAGAGCAGCAAAAGGCCCTCGGTCCTTCTGCCATAAAACTTTATGAGGGGACCGCGGTGCACGCGCTTGTGGGCGGGGCCCACCCACCACATGTTGCTTGTGGCTTGTCAGCTTGTTGCTTGTTGCTTGAAAATTTAAAATAAAAAATTAATTAGCAGCTATGAAGCTCTGCTAGATAATCATCCAGACCAATGTTGTCAGTAAAGTGGTGTTCGTAGTAATCACCCCACCAATAACCTTGAACCGTGTTGGTTTGTAAGTTGACCCAAATATTTGGACCACCGCCGGCAACCAAAAGTCGAGCTGCTTTGTAGCTCTTATCCTGGTGCGTGATCCATTCTATATCGTAAACATTTTCCATATACTCTGACGCAGGAGACTCACCTTCTGGTATTTCCCTAGTTCCTTTTGTTATCTCTTCGGCAATCTCCTTGCACATCCTGCGAAGCTGCTGCTTACTATCGTCTTTTTGTACCGAACTCATTTTTTCCTTTCATTTTAGGGCTCGCAGCGCGCGCTCAATTAAGCCGGATAACCGGGAACTGATTTAACATTGCGAACCCACTCCTACAATATCCTAGTGCCTTGGATCTGTCAACTTGATTGTGTTCATTCTGGGTTAAGTGCATGTGGGCGGGACCCACCCTTAGCTTGTGGCTTGTTGCCTGGTGCGTGCTTGCGGGCGGGGCCCACCAAAAAAAATAAAAAAAGGCAGCGCTGGAGGTAGCGCTGCCTGGTTCTTGAGCTGCTAGTCTAGCAGCGTCATGTATTGTTTTGGAAAGTATTTAATAAACCAATCCAAACCCTTTCGATGATCCTTCCAATAAGGTGATCCACCTTCTCCCACCTGGCGATCATGACTCGTAGCTAGCTGTTCGCTGCCCATGATCACATCATAAACAGCTATGGCAAACTCTGGCAATGCTGCTTTTTCCCCGGTGAATCGGTTAGCTACTTCACCTTCAACTGTGGGGTCATCTGACAAACCCACAGCAAATGGCAGCTTAATAGCTTTGCCGTTGTATTTAATTGTTTTCATATTAGTCCTTTCGTTAGGGGCTCGCGGATCGATCTCGTTTAAGTCACCAAGCCGTTACCGGCTAAGACGTCACTTGTTCTTGTCGCGAGCCTTGATTCGTTTATAGGATATTAAAGGATAAGTGTCAACAAAAAAATTAGTTCATTTTGGGTTTTCCTGGGATAAGTGCATGTGGGCGGGACCCACCCAAAAAAAATAAGCAGCGAGCTTGTGGCTTGGCCAAGCCAGCGAGTTTCGCCTCTCGCTGGTTTATGGCTTGACCCCAGGTCCCTGCTCAAAGTGCACAGAGTTTTACCTCAGCTGACGCAGGGACCAGGGCTCAAGCTTGTAGCTTGCTGCTTGACTCCAGAATAGTTTGGTAATAGTCGCCAGAAGCTTTACGCCATCCGCACTGGTTAACCTATTGGATGACAACCAAACTATTCAGGGCTCAAGGTATGCTCCTGACTAGCAGGGCGGACACTATGTGTCCTGTCAATCTTGAGCTCGGTCAAGGGTAGTTCTGTTTCTATGTATTCTCTTCTACCAAGACTATGATTTTCATCATAGAGAACTTGACCCCAGAACCCTACGGGTTATGCATAACCACTTCTACGCGATACGCGGAAGTAGGGTTCAGGGCTCAAGGGGCGCAGTGAACCAATGTTTTGCGCCCCATAAGTTGCTACAGTTTAAATAAAAAAATGTAGCTGATTACAATCCCAACTATTATCCAATCAATCAAAGTAAACTCCATGATTAAAAAGGCATACAATCTAGACAATAACGAGGGTCTTTTCTAGACTGATAGTCGGGTCTTAAAATGTTAGAGCAAAGCTTTGCTCTACACTCTAAAATGTTTTTTTCTATTTCCTTTGTCTCTTCGGGAAATGGAAAATCTATTTGTTTTACATTTCTTGCTTTCATACTTGACATTATTATCAGAAAATCCTATATTGTCAATATGAAAGGAGAATATTTTATGGACAATGTACACGTAAAATTCATAGTTCTAAAGATAGAAGAGCAAACTATTTCGGACAGTTATAAAGCTACTGTTGATGTTGTAGGTTCTTTTAATAATTTAGAAGACGCGAATAAATGCAAGACAGCAAAGGACACTTTGTTAGAAATATCACCTAAAGATTATGATTGGTGTAAAACTCAATACAAAGTACAGCAAATTTTTTTCAAGTCCTTTGTCCAAGCAGATAAAAAAACTGCTTAACTTGTAAAAAGAGCTCAGTGTTGCATAAATGCAACACTGAGTGAAGAGCATGTGGGCGGGGCCCACCCTATCTTTGTTATGTGCATGTGGGCGGGGCCCACCCATATAAAAAAATAAAAAACCCAAAATGAACAAATTATTTTCTTGCATTGAATAGAGGATATTGTAGGATATTCAAATCAAAGCAAATATATAACAAGGAGGTAAATATGGGTTTTGATTTATACGGATTAAATCCGAACAATCCTAAAAAGGCAGTTAAGCCTAAGTTGGATTGGAGTAAAGCAACCGAAGAAGAACAGAAAGAATTTTTTAAACAACAGGACGAATATCAAAGTCAAGTTGTTGGAGATTACTTTCGTTCTAATGTTTGGTGGTGGAGACCTTTAGCCGACTATATCATTACATACACTAATTGTGTCAGTGAAGATGATGTAGAAAGATGGGGCTATAACGACGGACACGAAGTTAGCGAAGAAGAGGCTAAGGCAATCGCCAAACAACTAACTCACCTCATAAAAATAGGGCATACAAGAAAACATGCTGAAGACTATGAGAGAGAAAGAAAGAAACAAGAAGACTTTAACAAAAGAATAGAAAAAAAGTTAAAGGCTTTTGAAAAGTCTGTTGAGAAAAAAATGGGCAAGGACAATGTAGCACCAAGAGATTATTCCGAAGAAGATAAAAAGAAATGGGATAGTCTTTATAATAAAAAGTCTTGGGGAGCAAACTATCCTTTTTCCGTGAACCATGTAACACAGTTCATTGAGTTCGCAGAAAATAGTGGAGGCTTTAGGATTTGCTAATGAAAAATAAAATCATAATGTTCTATCACTGTAAAAAATGTTTAGATGAACGTGGCGAACATATTTCGCCACGAGACTATGCGTCGTTGGAGTTTGGAGCAACCAAAAAAGGTTTTCAACTCTGGTGCAAACGGCACGAGAAAAATGTTTTAGCGCTTGACTTGCTAGGGCAAAAAGTTGCTTATGACGAGTAGGATTTAATAGGATAAGTCAATAGACTAGGCGACCGAAATGGGTCGCCTAGAGAAGAGCATGTGGGCGGGGCCCACCCATTACATTAATAGAGGTACCAAGCCGTTTTGAAAATTTGAACTTTTTATTTTAATCGATCCCCTTTTTTACAAAAGGGATCCTAGCATATACCCCTATATTGCTTGATTTACACATTTATTGCTGTAAAATAGTTTTTGGTTCCATATGAGCATAACGATTGAAAGTCTGAATAAAATTAAAGATGTTGCGAAAAGAGAAGAGCTTAAAGAAAAAATTAAGCTTGGATATAGAATGCAACAAGCTGAACAAAGACGTTCGGACTTTTTAGAGTTTGTTAGATATATGTGGCCTGGATTCATAGGAGGATATCATCATGATATCATCTCTGAAAAATTTAATCGTCTTGCCAGTGGTGAATGTAAAAGATTAATTATTAATATGCCACCAAGACACACGAAGTCTGAGTTTGCATCTACTTATTTACCTGCTTGGATGATTGGTAAGTTTCCTCAATTAAAAATAATTCAAGCAACTCACACAGCAGAGTTAGCTGTAAACTTTGGTCGTAAAACAAAACATTTAATTGATTCTCAAGAATATCAACAACTTTTTGCTACAAGACTCCAAGAAGATTCTAAAGCTGCAGGAAGATGGAATACTTCACAAGGCGGTGAATACTTTGCAGTTGGTGTCCAAGGTGCGGTAACAGGTAGAGGTGCAGACTTATTAATTATCGATGATCCACATTCTGAGCAAGATGTAAACTCACCCAACGCTTTTGAAAAAGCATACGAGTGGTATACATCAGGACCACGTCAACGTTTGCAACCTGGTGGTCGAATTGTTTTGGTCATGACACGTTGGTCAACTAAAGATCTAACCTCAATGTTAATTAAAGCACAAACAGAAGATAAAGCTGATCAATGGGAACTCGTAGAGTTTCCTGCTATCATGCCAAATGGAAAACCTTGTTGGCCTGAATATTGGAAGTTAGAAGATCTAGAAGCTGTTAAAGCTTCTGCGGGTGTAAGTAAATGGAATGCACAGTACATGCAAAATCCAACTTCTGATGAAGGTGCCTTGATTAAAAGAGAGTGGTGGAAAGATTGGGAGTTTGAAGATCTACCTCCTCTTGAACATGTTATACAATCTTATGATACAGCTTTTTTAAGAAAACAAACTGCAGACTATTCAGCCATCACAACATGGGGTGTGTTTAGAGAAGATGATGACTCGCCTCAATCTATAATGCTTATTGATTCTATAAAGGGTCGATATGAGTTTCCCGAGTTGAAGAAACTCGCCATGGAACAATATCGTTATTGGAAACCTGAAACTGTTTTAATTGAAGCAAAAGCTGCAGGACTACCTTTAATATTTGAATTACGTAGAATGGGAATACCTGTTGCAGATTTTACCCCGAATCGTGGAAATGATAAACACGCTAGAGTCAACGCTGTTGCACCTCTTTTTGAGTCAGGTAGAATATATGCTCCCAAAAACAGAGAGTTTGCTCAAGAGGTTATCGAGGAGTGTGCGGCTTTCCCATACGGTGATCATGATGATTTGGTAGATTCAACAACTCAAGCTATTATGCGTTTTAGAGATGGAGGCTTGATTAATCACCCTGATGACTATAAAGAAGAACCTAGACCTAAGAAGCGATACAAATATTATTGGTAATGGTAAAAACTAAATTAACCACAACAGTTCCACCAAAGTCTGGCCCTGTGCCGCGAGGCTTGAACATTGGCTATAATACTGTTAAGACTGTAAAATTGGAGAAAAACAATGGCAATAGACAAAGCACTACCAAACGTAAAACAAGAAGTTAAAATACCAGGTGTTGAGGAACAGGTAAAAACTGAAGTTGAAATTCAAGAAGAATTACCTAAAGAAGGTAACACAGAAATTACACCAACAGAGGACGGTGGTGTTGAAATTAATTTTGAACCAGGTGCATTTAATCAAGAACAAAGTCAAAGTCACTTTGATAATTTAGCTGAGTTACTACCGGAGGAAGTTTTGAATCCACTTGGTTCAGAGTTAGTTCAAAACTATACTGAGTACAAAGCGTCAAGAAAAGATTGGGAAGATAGTTATGCAAAAGGTTTAGATCTTTTAGGATTTAAATACGAGAACATGTCTCAACCTTTCCAAGGAGCTTCGGGTGCCACGCACCCTGTACTAGCAGAAGCGGTAACACAGTTTCAAGCATTAGCGTACAAAGAATTATTACCTGCTGATGGTCCTGTTAGAACAAGAACTATCGGATTAGATACACCACAAAAAAACGATCAAGCGGGTCGTGTAAAAGAATTTATGAACTATCAACTCATGGATGTGATGAAAGAATATGAACCTGAGTTTGATCAAATGCTTTTCTATCTCCCTCTAGCGGGTTCTGCCTTTAAGAAAGTTTATTACGATGACCTTTTAGGCAGAACCGTTTCTAAGTTTGTACCTGCGGATGATTTGATTGTTCCATACAATGCAACAAATTTAGAAGATGCAGATTCTGTTATTCATAGAATTAAAATTTCTGAAAACGATTTAAGAAAACAACAAGTAGCAGGATTTTATAGAGACATAGAATTACCTAAACCATACTCTCAAGAAACTGAAGTAGAGAAAAAAGAGAGAATGCTAGATGGCACAAAGAAGACATACAATGAAGATATGTACACGCTCCTTGAGTGTCATACCAATCTTGACTTAGAAGGGTTCGAGGACCGAGGACCTGATGGCTCGGTTACAGGAATTAAACTTCCGTACATTGTGACTGTTGAAGAAGGCACAAGAGAAATATTATCTATCAGAAGAAACTACGAAATAGCAGATCCTAAAAAACAAAAGATACCTTACTTTGTACATTTTAGATTTTTACCAGGTCTAGGTTTTTATGGTTTTGGATTAATTCACATGATTGGTGGATTATCTAGAACAGCTACAACAGCTTTAAGATCTTTACTTGACGCAGGAACTTTATCAAACTTACCTGCAGGATTTAAAATGCGTGGCATCAGAATTAGAGATGATGCACAGTCTATACAGCCAGGAGAATTTAGAGATGTTGATGCACCAGGTGGTAATATCAAAGATTCATTTATGACATTACCTTTCAAAGAACCATCAGCAACTTTATTACAATTAATGGGTGTCGTTGTTTCTGCAGGTCAAAGGTTCGCTTCAATAGCCGACCTGCAAGTAGGAGAGGGAAATCAAAGAGCAGCTGTGGGCACGACCGTAGCTTTGCTAGAAAGGGGAAG